GATGTTGGTCGTGTTTAGACTTGAACTTCGGAAAGCCCTTCTTCTCCTTGAAGAACCGAGTGAACGCCTTATCCAAATGAATAAGGCTCTGCTGTAACGATTGGGAATTAACCTCGGAAAGCCACTTGGTTTCTTCGGATTTACGCAACTTGGGTAAATCCATAGCAAGCGTGTATTTAGATATACTTTTCTTGGTTTCCGAATAGGCTTTAATTTTCCGTTCAAGCCCCCAATTATATATAAAGCGAACACACCCGAAATGCTTGGATAAAAGCACTTCCTGTGGCTTGGTCGGATAAATCCGATATTTGAACGCCTTAACTACCATACTTACAATATACAAAAAATTTCTAGGGAAGAGCAATGTATTTATTAAAAAATATAAGATAGCAAGATACCTAGTCTTTACAGACCATAGACCGATGCCTTCTCGCAGAACACATTATGGTCCCAATACTGAATAGCGTTGGCAAACCACTCAACCTGTTCCATAGCAATAGGTGTAAAGTTGTGATAGTCCGCAGCCAGGTCAAACCCGTTCTTCTTGGCGAACGCCCTGCCGTGGATATGACCATACAGCACAATGTTGTCGGGGTATTCGGGGGTCATCATTCCTTCATCGGGTTCGTGAACCACGTAATAAGTCCGTCCGTTCTGCTTGAACTGCTCCGCAGACGAAAGCACAATATCCCTGCCCATATAGGAAAGTTCCTTTTCAACCTCGGACATAATCTCTCGGTCGTAGTTCCCAAGGACAAAATACAGGGTCTTGAAATTAAGGCAGGACACAATATCCCGCATAGTGGAAATATCCCCGAAATCCCCTGCGTGGTAAACATCATCGTTCATCGTGACGGACTTGTTCCAATTAGAAATCATCGTCAAGTCCATAAAGTTCGTGTCCACGAAAGGTCTGCGGGAAAGTTCAAGAGTTCTCTGCTGTGAGAAATGAGTATCGGAGATAAAGAACTTTGTAGTCGCCCTGTTCAACCTAGACACCACTGCAGTCAGCATTTCTTCCAAGTCCGTCCAATACGGGATTTTCTCCTGTTCAAGTCGGACTTTAAGGTAATCGTTCTTTTCTGCGTCATCGGGGAAACCGCAGAACACGCCAGGCTTGTTATACCAATCCCCGAACTCAATGTTTGTCGTGAAAGCGGGGAAACCCCTGTCTATGTGTCTATCCACCCAAAAGACGATGGCAGATGCCTTGTGCATAGCGATGGTTTCCCACTCGGTCTGCACCCGCAAGGATTCCTTGCCATACTTATCACGCAGTTCTTGAAACCTATCGTTTGTCGGGGTAATCACGTTCCCGTCAAAGCCAAGGCGTTCCAAGATGTCAAACGCCTCGTTTCGCCAATCGTTAGAGTAATCTTCACGGGGACACGGTCCTGCCAAGAAGATGGAATTATTCAACCCACAGGCTAGTTGTTCCTGCGGGGCAAGTTCGGGATTTACTTTAATTATCTTCATATCTATAATATAGCAAGATACCTACGATTTCTTCATTTTGAAGAAATTTTCCATAATGTATTCCTTGCGTTGGTTCATCGTCATAGATGTCGGCTTGGATTTTTGGAGTTCCAACAGCGAGGATGCACCGAGGGTCATAGACGCACCGATGGCTTCGTAGGAACTTGAAGCCACGGAGTCGGCAATATCCTTACCGCCCTCCTGCTGTTTGCCATCCACGACAATCACGGCAGGGTGGTCAATCTTCTTCGGTAGGTTCTGCAAGTTAATCAGTTCGTTTCTCAAAATCTGCGACTTGGGCATTTTTATCAAGCCCAACAGGATATTACTACTCAATTTCAAATACGGGTCTTTGGTCTTATCCACGGACGCATACTTGACATTAAATCCCATCTTCGTGAGCAACTGCATCATATCTGCGGATTGGTAGCCATCGCACGTAATCTGTGCAATACTAATCCCGTTGCTACGCAGATAGTTAAGGAACACACGGACTTTCCAAAACGGGACCTCGCTCCCAGGTAGAGCCTTGATACCGAACACAAGCGGGGTTTCAATGGCGGGGCTAATCTTACTCACAGGGCTTCCGTCAATAGCCGACACGGAATTTACCCTAATGTTCTCCGTAACTCGGCTCATAGCAAAGCCAAATCGGTCGCTACGCAGACCGCCATCCAAGTGGACGTAGTATTGACCTTTCGGCAAGTTCCCCTTGTAAAAATCGCTGATTTGGTCGTTCTCGTTCAAGGTCAAATGCAACTCGTCCGTTGTCATACAATTTTCAAGGCACATTGACTTGTCAAGGGCTTCCACATTGTAAATCAAGTTCACGCCATTACGGGTAGCAACACCCGCCAAGTCCTGCAAAGCACCTGGAAGGTTCGTTTCAAATTCAGTCCTGTATTCAACAGGCACTTGTATCGTCCTGCCCGTGTAATCGTCCATTTCCTTTTCGGACGTGATGATTTTCGGCTGTTCAACATCCGAACCGATAAACACGGGGAAAGTCTTACCGCTATAAATCCCCTTGTAGGACTGCACATCCCAAATGGCAGGCTCAAAGATAATCACGTGCGGGTCGTTTCGCACTGCGTCAATGTGGCTTTCCAAGAATGACGAACTATCGTTTCTTGACGAGATAAGCCACCTACGGCACGGGAGCGTTCCACCCTTGAGCATAAAACGGGATTTCATTCTTCGGGTAATCGTATCGTAGTTCTTCACAGCCTGGTCTGCCACCTTGTCTTGGAAGTTGGCTTCGTCTATGATAGCCCCGATAACAGCCTTACCCAAGTTATGACCGCCACGAGAGCCGTAGCCGATACCTACGTGATGGGGAAACATATCTTCATCAAGCCGTTCGCCCTTTTTCGGGTTGAACTTGGAGCAGAAATAGGGGGATGCCCCCATAGCGTCTAGGAATTGGTTAGCCATAACCGCCGATGCCAAGTCCATCGTGGCGGTAACGAGCGAAAAAATGATGGACGTGGTAGAGAGCAGTTTATACTTGCGGTGGGGGTCTTTCAGCAGGGTCACGTGGTAAAGGTCATACATCGCACCCATCAAGGCAAAGGAGGTCTTTCCCGCACCGATACAGCCCGTAACACAGACCTCTTCGTAGGGCGAGTAGAGCGGGTTCGGGAATACCTTGTGCAAAGCGTCCATCCAATAGGGATAGACCTGTCCGTTTCCGTAAATCTGCCCAAGGTAGTAGGGGTCGTTCAAAAAGGTATCTATGTCCACGGGAACAGACTCGTAGCCCTCCGCCATCGCGGCAGCCTTATACAAGTCAGTTGTGCTTAATCCCGAAAGTCCGCTTTCAGCCATACGTCAGTCCTTGTCCCGTAATAGAACGGGCATTCTGCGTGGCTGTCTTGTAGAGAAATATAACAAATAATTAGTTAGATAGGGAGATACCCGAATTACTTATATCTTTTTGTTATACGAGTTCCTGTGCCTACAACACGAAATCCACCCCAAAAACCAACCCACCCCAACCCATCCTCATTCCGAAGCATTCGCAAGATTTGTTCGCTGACGCTCACAAACTTGTTCACGCTTCACGGACCTTGGACTGCGAACAACCCTATTAGCCATATCAACCCTTCTTGACAACCACGCCCGCTAGGGCGTGGTAGGCACACACGGGGGAGCGTAGCGACCCCTGTGTGCCCATAACTAGATTTCTTGGATTACGAGCGTTACCTTTTTCTTTTCGTATAGCAGGGGACATATATATACGGAAGGAAAAAGGTAACGTTTTTCAAGAATAAAAAACCACCGAATTTCGGTGGTCTTGGATTACAAAAATGCTTCCTTGTGCATACATTTGAACTTGCGTTCTGCGGGGGATAATGGTATCTTGTTTGCCTGTTTCCATAGGATTTCGGTAGCCCTGTCAGTTTTGCTCATATAACTAGATTTCAAGAGATTTCTAGTCCACAGCCATTTAAGAATGCTTGTTTTTGTTTCTTTTTTCAAGTGGGAGAACATTTCCAGGCTCAACACGGAGTCTATAAGTTTTTCCTGCTGTGTTCTTGTTTGAAGCCTGCCGATACCCCGCTTTATGAGCATTTGGCGTAAGTTTTCACGGGCAGTGTAGTCCGTAGCCCCTTTCCCCATTCTTTCTTTCTTGTTAATTGTTTTTAGTCCATCCAATGTGCTGTCGGAGAACATATCTATATAGACCTTGGACACAAACGATAATGTATCAGTCACACGATTTAACAGGTCTATGGGGCAATCCGTGAACTTTTGCAAGTAGTAGTGGATTGTATTGTTTACAGCACTTACGTGGACAGGGATTTTGCCTAATTTGCTACAAATAAGCGTGTTTCGGGTCATCGCCCATACAATGCGTCCTGCCAAGGAACTATAACACTTGATTAGGCTTTGGTGGACATACCCCTTTCTATCCTTGAAGATGTTTCCAGGTTTTAGCCATAATAGACCTGTATGTGGCGGGGTTTCTTTTCCCGTGAGTTGAATCCACTGCTTGTTCGTAAAGGGTATGGCGGTAATCCCTTCTTCGCTGTATTCAAAGCGTTTGTGTGGTTCAATGGCTTCTTCAAGGAATACATCTAGGGATTCTATAACGGAGAGCCATTCTTCTGCGGGGTTATAAACTTTTCTTAATGATACATTCGTGGTTGTTTGCTCGGTCATTGGGTCAGTCCTAAATTTCAAGGTGCGGGGGTCTGCCGACAGGCTCTAGGACTGATGATACAGCCGACAGACCCCCACGAAACTTATGCACTTATAATATAGCAACTGACTTCCGAAACGGCTCACTCCCCCGTTTCTTCGCACAGGTATTTGAGCATAAGCGTTCCCTTGTGGTTTCCAAGGAGCAGAACCCCGTTCTTGCCCGAACCAAGGTATTCGTGTTCCCCGACCAACCACAGGAGGTGGTCGCACCTAATTCCGAAGATTTCTTCATCGCCCAAGGTGACGCACCCGCAACAGCCGTTCGGGTGAAATCCCATATCTTCGGGGTCAATCTCGTCCTCACCACCATATATTGTGTGGACGCAGACCTGTTCAAGATTTTCGGGTTTCCAGGGGCAACCGCTGTATGCCAACTTCGTGATACATTCTTCAAGGTTAGTCATATATTTATTCCTTACAATTATGCTGCGGACACCTTACAGCGGGTAAGTTCCGTAAGAACTCCATCGCACCTGTCAATTAGTTCCTTGATTGAGGCAACAATGTTCACTTGCGTATCTACCGCAAGTTCAAGGTTCTTGGAGGTGTCCCAAGACATTACGTTGAAATCTCGGTCAATGAACTTGTAGATGTATTTCGGTCCGTAGTAGGTATCGTATGAATAAATATCCACGATACGGGCTGTAACCTCAATGCGTTCGCCTACACTGCCGAGTGCCTTGCTCATAGGAACTTTCGGATAGGAATAGTCGTATTTTGCATTGAACGCCTTATCAATGTCCGAACTATCCTGCCAATCAAGTGTCATATTGAACCTGTCTACCTTGATGATTTCTTCCCAATCCATAGGCACGATTTGGAAAATCCCACCATTGTAGGAGAGAACGTCGGCATTGTCCAC